CTTGCTATTAGTAAATTAGATTTGCTAATGCGCGAAAAATCCCTTATAATACGCAGTAAGCGTTTGATTGACGAACTTCAAACCTTTATTTGGAAAGAAGGTAAGGCACAAGCGGCAAGCGGATACAATGACGACTTGGTAATGGCCCTTTGCGAAGGGGTGTGGGTGAGAGACACAGCTATTCGCCTAAGACAAGCAGGTATTGAGTTAACAAAAGCGTCATTAAACTCAGCTGTTAACACAGCAAAGGTTTACACAGGAAGAATGCACGGTGAAAATCCATGGAAGCACGACATAAATGGACGATCAGAGGATTTAACCTGGTTGATATGATATTTATATAAAAGCGCTATATATGGCAGAAAATACTTCTGTTTTTGATAGGTTACGTCGATTATTTTCTACAGATGTAATTATTCGAAATGTTGGTGGTAACCAACTAAAAGTTATTGATACAGATCGTATCCAATCGAGCGGTAATATCGAATCCAACCGCAGAGTGGATAGGTTTTCGCGTCTCTACCAAAACCTACCTGGATTTTCCTATTATCATGGGCAATTGCACTTAGCGACTCGCTTAGAGTTGTTTAAGGATTATGAAGCAATGGATACCGATAGCATTATAGCATCGGCATTAGACATATACGCTGACGAATGTACAACTAAGAATGAGTACGGTGATGTATTATCTATTAACTCACCGAACGAAAAAGTACAGAAAGTACTACATAACTTATTTTACGACATTCTTAATGTCGAGTTTAACTTATGGCCTTGGATAAGAAACACCCTCAAGTATGGTGACTTTTTCTTAAAGCTAAACATAGCAGATAAGTTTGGGGTAATAGGTGTAGAACCAATCTCAGCATATGAGATGATTCGAGAAGAAAACTTTGACCCAGAGAACCCACACCGTATACGATTCAAAAGAGACTTTAGCGCATTAGCTGCTAGATCCCACGTAACTACGGTACAATCAGAAGAGTTTGAAAACTACGAAATAGCACACTTTAGACTAATCACAGATACAAACTTCCTACCATATGGTAGATCGTTAATTGAACCAGCAAGAAAGGTTTGGAAGCAAATAACCTTAATGGAAGATGCGATGCTTATACATCGTATTATGAGAGCTCCAGACAAGCGTGTATTTAAAATTGACATTGGTAACATTCCACCAAACGAAGTTGACGCTTATATGGAAGGAATGATCAGTCGTATTAAGAAAGTGCCTTTTGTCGATCCTGAGACAGGACAATACAACCTCAAGTATAACATGATGAACTTGCTCGAAGATTTCTACTTCCCAGTAAGAGGATCTGAAAGCGGTACAACAATAGAGCCTTTGTCAGGCATACAATACGACAGTATACAGGATATTGAGTACCTAAAAGGACGTTTACTTGGTGCATTAAAAATGCCTAAGGCTTACTTAGGATATGAAGAAGATTTATCAGGTAAAGCAACGTTAGCAGCACAAGATTTTCGATTTGCAAGAACAATCGAAAGAGTGCAAAATATCATATTATCAGAGCTATACAAAATAGCAATTGTCCACTTATACACTCAAGGATTTACGGACGAAGAAATGGTTGACTTTACTGTTCAACTAACAAACCCATCAAGCGTATACGAAAAGGAAAAAATAGAGCTTTGGACTTCGAAAGTTACCCTAGCAGGAGACATGATGGAAAAGCGACTATTTAGCAAGTCTTGGATCTACGAAAACCTCTTCCATATGTCAGAAGAAGAATATCTTGGAGAGATTGAAAGAGTAGTTGCAGATACCAAACTAGACTTTAGATTAGAGCAAATAAAAACGGAAGGCAACGACCCAGTTAAGAGCGGTATGTCATTTGGAACACCACACGATATTGCATCTCTTTACAAAGGAAATGCTGGAGTACCGTCAGGCTACGATGAAAAGATGCCTAAAGGAGGCTGGCCAGGAGCTGGAAGACCAGAAGAGCCTGGTACCTATGGCACACACGCACATCCACTTGGTTGGGATCCGTTAGGTAATAAAGAGAACAGAAAGGTTAATGAACGCAAAGGTGGATCACAAAAACATACAGGAGTACTTCACGACCTAAAAGAAAAAGCAATCAAGCAAACGTATTTACAAGATCAAGTTGAAAAACAAGAGGGATCATTGCTTAATGAAGCTAACATTTTAGATGATTAAAACCAAACTGCGATATTTATTACTAGATGAAAAAGTCTACCCATAGCAAAATAAAAAACACCGCAATATTGTTTGAATTACTTACAAGACAAGTAACATCAGACACAATTAAAGGTGTAGACAAGTCACCAGCTTTGTCAGTGATTAAGAGCTATTTTAAGCCTACTACAGAGGTGGCTAAAGAGTTAGTACTTTACAATACGCTTATTAACGAATCATATAAGAGCAAGCAAAAAGCAGCAACGCTAATCAACACTGTTGCCAGCCTAAGAAAAAAGCTCAATATAGAGGAACTAAGAAAACAGAAGTACGACTTGATTAAAGAGATTAAAAAGCACTACGATCTCGAGGCTTTTTTCTCTACAAAGCTGAGTAACTACAAGCTATATGCATCGGTGTATAGGATATTTGAGGGGACGACAATACACACAGCAAAGGAAGTCGTAGATAGTAAGTATACTATAATGGAGCACTTAACGAGGGGTGCTAAACTTACTAAGTCAGTAGAAAATAAACCACTACTTGAATTCCAAAACCAAGACGAAGAAGTACGCTTACTAGCTTATAAGCTAATGATTGATAAATTTAACACTAAGTACGCTAAATTATCAGCTAAGCAAAGAAGAATACTAAAAGAGTATATCCACAACATATCTAACACAAACAGCCTACGTGAGTTCCTAATTAAAGAATCGGTAGATGTTAGATTGGAATTGGAAAAAGTACAAAAAACTGTAACTGATAAAGTTGTTAGAATTAAACTTAACGAAGCCATTAGTCTAATGGGTAAGTTTAATAAACTAAAAAACGTAACAGACGATAATGTACTTTCAATAATGCTGTACCATGAACTACTAAAAGAACTAAAGCATGCAGCAAAGTAATAAAGAAATACGCCAGTTTGTAAAAGAAACTGTCGCTAAGATAAAAAAAGAGAATACAACGGCAAATGTAGGAGGCTATCTTACACCAAAAGCTTTTGTAGGTGATGAAGATGCAGAGGGTAGTACAAAGGCTGTGGACGCATCTACAGCATACACTATTAAGCCATCAAAGAAGAAGAAGTTTTTTATTGGGTATAAGGATCAGGGAGTACACCTATCCGATATAAAAGAAGCAAACTACAAGCAATTCAAAGAAGATAGTAGCTTACCACAACATAACAAGATAAACCAAGCTATACTAGAAATTAATCGTAAGATTAATGAAATCAATAGACTTATCAAACATTCTAGTAAGTTAAAGACAGAGGCTCAAATAGGTGATGAAAAGTTGTGGAAAAGAACAAACGAAGCTCTACTAAAGATACACAAAAGACTTAGCGAAGCTAGTGCGTCTGTGAAAAAGTTTGCAAATCTCAAAGAAATAGAACAAAAAACACTTACAGATAAGCTAATAAGAATATTTCAATTAGCTGACCTAAAGGTGACAAATGACGATATTGACGTAGTTAAAGCCGGTAACGTCTATCAAGTAGATGTTTACATAAACGGAGAGCCTTATGGTTTTGATGTTGAAAACGATATGCTAACCTATCAAGGATTTGATAAAGAGGTTGTTGTTGGAAACTTACGTCAAGATCAGCAAGTAATAGCAAATCTCAAGAAGCTACTGTAATACTTATATACATGAAACAACTACTAGTAGACTCAATAGGACAGCTTTCCTTCACACCACAGCAGATTAACGAAGCTATATCGCAAAACGATGGCAAGCTTGTACTGACTGGTGTGATGCAAAGAGCAAAGGCTGTTAACCAAAACGGACGAGTTTACCCATTAGATATTCTAAAAGCTCAATCAGAAAAATACAAACAAGTGTTTGTAGCAGAAAGACGAGCACTCGGTGAATTAGATCACCCAGAAAGTAATGTGGTAAACCTACAAAACGTATCACATAATGTGGTTGACTTATGGTGGGATGGTGAGGACTTAATGGGACGCATCGAGATACTAACCACACCATCAGGCAACATAGCTCGTGAACTACTAAAGGCTGGTATCAGATTAGGAATCAGCTCACGAGGAATGGGTAGTGTGAAAAACATAGGAGAAGGTAAGGTTGAAGTTCAAGACGATTTTGAAATCGTTTGCTGGGACCTAGTATCAAATCCATCAACCCATGGAGCATTCATGTCACCTATACAAGAAAGTGTTGGTTCAACCAAAACATCAAAATACAACAAAGTACACTCGTTAATTAACGATATAATCTCAGTAATGTAATGAAACTAAAGAAGCTAATAGAAGGCTTAGATACGCCAAAAAAGACCACTAACGAAAAGGCTGCATTCCTACAAGAAATTAAAAAATTCAACGAGTACGGATCGGTCATCTACCGTACTGAGGATTTAACACGTGTTGGTCAAGAAATCAACGAGTTAGTGCAAAAAGCAGAAGAAATCACACTTCAAGAGACTCAAGATTGGTTTGATGAAATTACAGTAAAGCGTAATTTAAAAAACCTACGTGAGGGTAATAAGCAATTTGGTCAAACTATAAAAGAAATTGCAAAACTACAACAGCGTTTAGAGTCTTTATACGAAGAAATGGGACACAATCTTGGCCGATACTATGAACTTTAAGCACATAAAACTAAAAGACCTTTTGCCAATTAGAGAGGCAGAAGAAAAGGACGCCGAGGGTGGTGAAGAGAATCCATTT